GTAGGAACAAATGTTTGAAGTGTCATAGAATTGGCCTATTGTCAAAAGCATCCTCCAATGTCGTTGTCGGCTGTCCTTCAATAATTCCTGATCCTACCGGTACAGCAACACAAGGAATCTGCTGATTCTCTGAGGTGAATATAAAGGGATAGAATTGTAAACTGTCTATATCAATCGTCACCGTACTTGGTGTTAAAGCAACGATCAAACCTTTTTGATTATTCAGCTGAATCATTCCATTGGAAGGAGGGATACGAAAACTTATCCACTCCCACAATGTGAAATTGTGATTTTCTGTGAAAGTAACTATCGCCTGACTTGCATTTGTAATATTTGAAATGTATTGCAAATTCGGTATGAAATCTGCACCAAATGGAGGACCAAAATCAGAAGGAAGAAAAAAACTCATAGGAAATCAACCGGGGTAAATCTAACTCTTGAAATTGTCTCAAATGTTCTTGGTGCTTTGCCTCCAACGAAAGGAATTTCTAAATTATATCTACGAACCTTTTTCTTTGTATTATTCAAATGTTTTACTATTCCCATAGGAATCTCGCAGATTTCACCATGAATAAATTTATACATGCTAATTTCTTCTTTTGGATATTTACGATAAGCAAACTCCAAAAAACCTCCTTGAGCATCTATAAATTCAAACATACCTTTACATAATTTATCATCTGCCAATCTCATTTCTCGAACGAGTTTTTCTTTAGCAGCGGCATCCATTGTGTGTTTGATTTTCTTGCCGATTGTTCTTACTTCCATATTTCACCTTTAGGTTAATCAGTCGGTTACAAAATGCAACCGACTGAAATTTATCTATGCATTTGTAATTGCGTTATTAAAATCTGCTTTAAAGGCCATTACAACCATGTTTGCGCTAGCTGCACCTACAACATTTAAACCAAGATTCATAACGTATTGCGCTCTATTGTCAAAAGCGTCAACTAGGTTGGTGCCAGGCGGGCTTTGAGGAATAGTTGAACTTCCAATTGTAGTCGCAGTTGCACCATTTGGTACAATTCCAGATCCAGCAGGGAAACAAACAGCGGGAGAAGCTCCCAATGCAAAGTTTGCCGATGTTGGAAATTGGAACGCTGTAAGTCCAGTAGTATCATAATCAATTACGATTGATGATTCTGTTGCTGAATTTATAGTTTGTAATACTCTTGCAGCTCCTGCCGGATGACCAGAATAAGGGCCGCCATTTGGAGAAGCAGTTAAATTACTTAACTGAATCATTCCATAGGGAACCGGAATCTGAAAATCAACCAATTCGCCGGGTGTAAAATCATTCTGACGAGCAAAATAAACTTTTGCTTGTTTTGCTTGAGTGATATACAAAACCGGCAATTCTTTTGGATACATAAATCCAGGATAAACCTTTTGGTAAAATCCTGTAGTACCATTAGCTACAACTAAACCAGCTGATTCAGCAGTAGCAGCATAACCAAGTGTAATACTTGTATTTGCTGTGAAAGCTGTCACTTGGAATAAGATATTGCTAATTTGATGAGCACCTACAATATTAATCAAACGAATATAATCACCGATATTAATACCGGCAGTACTACCCGTTGAAACAACAAAAGTCGTTCCGTTAACTGCTGTAACAGCAACTTTTACATATGTTGGTGGATTAGTTTGATCTACAAAGGTAAAACCTCCGCTTGTACCAGCTTCGGTACTTAAAGCATTAGTTGTCACTGTTTGAGATTTCCCAATATAAGAACCTTGAGCCATTGAACTAAACCATTCTGATTCAATTCCTGTAATAGCAGTAGTATCGCCCCAATTAGTAATATTTTTTACAATTACATAATTTGGTTTGTCTGTCATCGGAATATTCAACGCAGTAGGCGTTGCAGGATTCGTATAATCCCATTTACCGATAAAACTAAACGGTAATGCCATAATGTCCTCCTTAGATACCTGTTGATCGTAAATTCTGCATCCAAAGATCATTAGTAATGCACTGACCTTGATAGAACGAACAACCTGCTGTATGTCTTAACATGCATGGGTCGTTGTTATATCCTGGAGGCAGATAAATAAAGCGAGCTTTACCACCTGCTTGCCATACAACTTTGTAAGCTTCTTTAGCTGTCACAAAACAATTTGCAATATCATTTCCGAGCATTGATGCGTTTGGTGATACTGATCCCTGTTCTGAAACAAAGAATCTTACGTTATTAGCTCCTCCGATTTCTGTAGAAAGCGTTTGACTAATGTTTGGATATTGGAATTTCTTCGTAAACCCTGTCATTGAATACAGTGTTGGAATCATTCTAGTGGTCAACATACACCCATAAGCATCACCAATCGGGCTTGTGCCAAAGCGATCCTGCGCTTCCACGATGTTTGTAATATATTCTCCGCTGTTATTTTGCAGGATTGTGAATACATCATTAACATCTTCGATAGTCATTTCAGTTGGAATATCACCATTAGATCCACCCACACAGTTAATTATGGAGGCAGAACTTTCGAGATTATCGCGCTGTAAAGCATCTTGGGTCTCACGTAGGGACTGTCCTAAACGAGCCGATGCAGAATTAAGTACTGGATCTTCATTGGTAATCGTAACCTGACGAGTAAGTACTATATAAGTTGCATATACTCGAACTCTACAATCGACATCAACCCTATTTAGGGATTGTGGAGGAGGATTATTTTGAGCATCATCTAATGGTACTTCAAACAAATCTAGTCTGTCATATCTTGATTGACGGTCAATATATCCGTTGTTATCTGGCAATTCAACTGGAGTCGCAAAAAGATTGTGAATCAAATTGTGCTCTGGTGTTGAAAGCAGTTTGGCGTTATAACGCTGCTGAATTTGCGGTGGCAGCGTACTAATCGAAACAGTCATTCAAATTCCTTTATGGGTTTACCCCATTTCTGGAACCGAATTAGCTAGGGCAGCGTATCCATGCATCTCACGATAAAGTTCTTTCTTCATAGCATCAGTCAACTTGAAGGCTTGAGCAATAGGCCGCTTTTCAAAGGCAGCTGGCGATTGAATATTTTTTTCTGATCTATCAATCGCTTTTTCTATTTCTTTTGACCTTCTAGACTCCGGTGCCTTATCGACTAAACCCATCGCTTTAATGAATTTATATGACTGCATACCGATTTTATAAGGATCTTTTAGTTCCGCAATCGTCTTAGCCAATTCAGGTTCTTTTTCTTCAAGTAAAGATAAAGTTTCTGGATTGACGATCTCGGAGAAATCTTGATACTGACGATTGAGGCGATCTAAGAATTGATTATCTTGTTGCTGTTTATGAAATCTTTCAATTTCATCTTTAGCAATTTTTTGGGCATAGCGTTGAGCTTCTTTCTGGGCTAGTTCTTTCACTTTACCTTTAGGAATAAACTCATCGTCCCCAATAGAGTCAAACTCATCGACTTCCTGCGGTTTAGGTGGTGTCTGCGCCATTTGCGCATTCATCATCTTATCCAGCATTTCCTCGCGTTCTCTTAATCTCTTTTCGAGTTCGTTATTCTTTAGACGCATCGCCTTAAAATTCCGCTCGTCAGCTTCCTCTTTGGCTTTCTTTGCGTCATATACTTCATTGACTTCTGCTTCTGCCTGGGGTGCTACCGCCTGAACTTCGCTGTTTAGCTCTTCTTCTGTCATGAATTCCCTTGTGTTTAGTGAGGTTGGCTAGATCTCAATACGCCTTGACGGTGGGTTAGTACGCCTTTTGTTCACCCATCTTGACTTTGTAGAATATATTCTTTATATGTCCATTAAAAAATGGAGTGTTATGTTTTGCAAGAATTGTGAAAAAGATTTAAGTGAGAATAATTTTATTAAAGGAAAGGATATATGTTGTAAATGTATCTACAACGCGAAAATAGGTAAGGCGAAAGATAAAAAGAAATGCAAGTATTGCAGGATTTGTAAAGTACTAATTACCTATGATGAAACTATAAAACAAAGACATCGAACCGTTTTCTGTTCAGATGAATGCGCTCAGGTGGGACATAAGAATCATTGTCAAAATTACTGGACTAGACGATTAAAGTCAGCGGTTCCACTTTGTCCGATTTGATATGCATTGATACTTTTGCATTATCTTCTGCGTTACCAGAGACTAAGATATCACCGCTATATCTAGGGTTTTCCGTCCAGTTACCCTTTTCGTTTTTCATAAAACCAAAATGCTCTAATTGCATATTTTCCCAACGACGATATTTAGCCAATTGCTCTTCTGGATAAAGGTCAACGCAAGCAAGCATATTTAACATATTAGATCTATGAGGCAACTCCCAACAAAAATATACATCATTAGCCGATGGTATAACTCGAAAGACTAATGTGTCATCTTCTGGATATGGCCTATATACCGTTTTAATCATACGCCGTATGAATGCATTCTTCATCTGAAGATCGCGCTTCTCATGGACTGTAATGTAGAATGGTCGCCCTTCAAAATCTTTAGTTCCCTGAGTGATAGTTGCGTTTAAATCTTCTACCATACTTTTACGTAACTCATAATTCATATCGCCGGTGATGATTTGTTTTTCGCCTGAGAATTGCGCATCTCTATAAATTGCACCAACGGTTTTTCGCGAAGGATCATATCGGCTTATGTTTGTCATTTTTCATCCAGTTTTTTATATCGAGTCATTCTTATAGTTTTACCACAAATCGGATAATCAAATTTACTAATCTTAATACCTGTATTTAAGTCTTCCAAATAACCCTTTGTGATATCTAGAAGTGTCTCTAAAGTAATCAAAGGGTTCTTGATAACTCCTGCCTGTCTTCTCTTTAAACTCATCTTCTTTTGCCTTCGTCCGCCCATATAAATCTAAAAACTCCATTTCCATTTCTATAAATTTCTTGTCTTGAATAGGGCAGCGATAGGTTTTCTTTTGTAACTTTCGTTTAATATATTGATAAACTTGATATAAAGTATCAGAATCTTCGCAAAGTTTACAAGGTGTTTGAAGTAAAATGTTGTTAAAATATTGCTGAATTAGAGGAGGTAATGAACTGATTGTGTATGGCACTACTTACCCATTTTCTTTTGCTTATAAGGCATTTGCTGCAATGCTGGCGGATTGCCAAACGTTGATTTAGCAGTTTGCTTCTTGGGATTCTGTTTTATTGATACTTTTGGCATATTTTCTCCATATAATAAAAAAAGAGGGCTACAGTCCGCAAACTGCGCCCCAATTAGTCGGCCAGGTATCCCCAACCCATACTAACGCTTCGGCTCATGCTTGGTCAATGTCATACCCTCAATACGCTTACCTATATTTTCAATATCGGTTCGCGTCATATCCGGATATTTCTCAAAACCAATATTATATTGGTCTTTCATAGTCAAAGCACCCCTTTGGATTTCAATACCACCGGGTCTATCACTATGATTCGACTTCTTAACCATTATGAATACCGTCCTTGATATGCCTGTTTATCAATACCAGACGCTTCTTTTCCGGTAAAGTTATTCTGTCTATCAATATAATTAAGTGTTTTACTGAAATCTTGTTGCGAAAACACTTTATCAGGTCTTTGAAAGTCTTTAATTGATGGTGACATATCACCTTGATTTAGACCTTTCATAGCCATATCGCCGCTTGGCATACTGCCATTTTCGCGACCGCTTTGTTGATTACCACCTTTAGCCTTGGACATCTTGTACTCCTTCTTTGATTGCTCTTAATGCATTTAATTGTGCTGCTGCTTCCATTATGCTTTTACCTATGAAATCAAACTCATGATTTAATTCCATTAGTGCCAATGAATTGACAATGATATCAGGATGCACACCAATCTTGTGAAGAGTTTCAATGTATTGCATTTTCATTCCGAAATCCATATATATATCACCTTTTAATTTTAATTTACGCAACATTTGCTTTACTATCAACAACTTCTTTACCAGGATTAGCAGCTGGACTTATAGTATTTAATAATTCCATTTGCTTAACTAAATGATCCAGATCTAATCCTCGGAGTTCTTTCAATGCTTTTACTACATTGAGCAGACTTGCAGTATCTTCTTGATGTGCTCTACGCAACTTATCTTGAGCAACAGCACTATCAGTCTGTATCTTAGCCACTCTTTCTTTAGCTAATCCCTCTTGAGAATGAGCGTATGCAACTTTTGTCAGATTGTCA